CGGGGTCTGCGGCTTCGCGGCTTGCTGTTCGAGCTGCTTCGCGGCTTGATCCAAAACGCCTTCGATGGTCTTCGCACCCTTGAAGCCGGCCGCGGCCCATTGCAAGAGCTTGATTAAAAACGTGCCGACTTGCGGATTCTGCGAAACGATCGGCCCGGCCGACATGATGTAGTTCGATGCGGCGCCCAGGAATTCGGTGCGGGCTTCTTTCTCGGCGGCCCAGTCGGGCGCGGCGAGGCTGTCGCTTGTGACGTTGATCGAAAACAGCGACGACGAGAAATCTTTCAGCATCTTGATTGCCGGTTGCGCGTATTGCGCATCGGGCGTGCGCTCGATCAGCGAGCGTTTCATGATCGTCTCGGGTGAGAAAACGTTCGCGATGATGTTCGCGCGAATGCGCATCGTCTCGGACACGAAACGGGCGACATCGTTTTGTAGGTTCGCGAGGCGTGCGCCGCCGTATTGAACTTTCAATTGCTGCGCCCCGAGCGTCTCGCTTGCGCTCGATGCGCCGCGCATGATGTCGGAAATGCCGAGCACTTCGTACAGGTCGCTTTGCAGTTGCTGTTTGCGTTGATTGAGCTGAACGATTGCGTTCACGAATTGCTCGATTGGCATCCAGTCGACGACGCCACGCATGCCGCCTTTCTCGACGAACGCCGACCAGTTATCGACCGGGACGAGCGCGTTTTCGACTGCGGTCGTCAGCAACGATTTAACCGGGGCGGCCGTCTTGTCGTACACGCCCGCGGCCTTGACGGCGTCGGTCAGGTGCGAGAGTTTCGAGTTGACGCGGTCGAGTTCTTTGTAGAGGTCTTGCGCCATCGCGTAATCGGGGCGCGGCAGAAATGCACCCGTGAGCGTCGTTGCGACGACGGGTTGCGGGCAGGGAAAAAAGTCTTCGAGTTCGAGCGGGTCGGGTTGTTGGTCGAGCACGAACGAACAGCCCTCGACGTACCAGCAAACGTAGTTGTCATCGCGTGACCAGATTTCCCACACGGCCGCCTGTTTGAACGGGGTCGCGCGCAACACGTCGTCGGTACGGTTGCCGTCGTCGTCGGCCTGCGGCATGCGCGATTGCATCGGCACCATACCGAGCTGCACGTCGGTCAGTTTGAAGCGATCCCGCAATCGCGCCGACGACATGTAGACGCGACGGGCAACCCATCGGCACTCGCGCCAGCGACGGCACGGGCTGTATCGAAAGTCTGACCAGTGAACGTAGTCAACCTCGGCCTCTTCGTTTTCGATATGTTCGACCTCTTCGGTCGCAGGCTGACCCGTCTCGGCGTCGATGACGGGTTGCCCTGTCATCTCGTCGACCATGGGTTGTTCGCTCTTGCCGAGCTGCACGTCGTAACGGCACCAGACTTGCCCCAGGCCGGCGATAAAACGATCCTGCACGGCGTCGCGCATGGCGGCGTTCGTGTCGTCCCAATCGCGTTCCATGTCGCCGTTCAAAATGCGCTGCATGATGATGCCGGCCACGCGCGACACGTCGTCGTCGAAGTCGTCGAATTTGCGGTTCACTTCCGCCTTCGGCATCTTCCCGTAAATCGCCGACAGGATGACTTGAACGTTCGACCAGAAAAGGTTTGTCTTGCCCGAGTAGTCGGCGAGCGAGCGGTCGGTCGTTGCGTCGCCCAGGTCGATGTATTGCCGCTCGCACATGCGCGCCGAGCGATGAAATTTCGCCATCCAGCGTTTCGACGAATTCAGCTCGACCGACCAGCGCGCCGCGAGCTTTGCGCTATCGGCGAGCTTGTCTTGCTTGCCGCGCGTCGTCGGGTTGTCGCCGGTCGGGGCTTGCTCTTTCTCTTCGGTGAGCGTGTCGATGTCCATCGCCGCTGCTCCTAAATGCGTTGCTCGCGCTTGCCCTGCAAATGCAGCTCGTCAAGCGAAAACGGGTAGAAATGGCCGTCCCATTCGACGGGCTTGTTTTGCGTCTTGACGCCGACCAGCTCGCGCACCATCTGGGCGCCGTAGCTGAATGCGTCGCTGCCGTGCGATGCCCAGTCGTGCAGGGGTTCGGACGAGAAAACTTTTCGTTCCTCGTCCCACTTGAACGACCACGCGCGCAACGCTTCGAGCCCACGCGCGCAGGCGTCTGGGTGAAACGTGCAGTGCGGGATGATTGAGCGCGCCGCGTTGATGCGATCCTGCAATTTCGTTTGCGGGACGATGGAGCACTCGAACGCCTTCGCGAATTGCTCGACGACAGAGAAGCGCGTCGCCATCGTCTTTGCCTTCGCGTCGTGAGGCAGGTAGAGATGATGGATCGGCACACCGCACCCTTGCAGGCGGTCGATCCATTGCTCGGCGTCCATCCCCGAGCCCTCTTCGTAGTGGCACAGGTTGAACCCGCCCGCGCGCAACTCCCAAAACCAGAATGCGGCGGCGTCGCGATAACCGATGTCCGATGACACGACGATTCGCGACTCGCGTCCCCACGGCTCGGCGGTTAGGCGGTTGTCGCGTTCGGCTGCGCTGATGTAGCGCCCGACGATGGCGCCCACGTTCGCGCTCGCGAAGTCGCAGTAATACTCCTGCTGTATCAACTCTTCGGGCATGTCCATTGCCCGTTCGAGCGCGATGTCATCGGCCGTCAAAACTTGCGTGTCGACAATCGACATCACGGCGACGAATGCGCCTTTCAACTTCTGCGCGACTTGCAGCGTCTTGTGCGCATGGTTGTAGCCCCGAGGGGTGAAGATGAACGAAACCGACCCGTTGTTTTCGCGCAGGATCGGACGCACGAAGTCGTATGCCCGCGGGTCGGTCAAAGCCCATTCGCTGAACGTGACATGCACAGGCGAGGCGCCGACGAGCGAATCGAAGTTGTCGGCCCCGACGACTTGAACAATCGAACCGTTCACGAGTTCGAGTTTCATTTCGTCCTCTAGTTTGCGTTTCACCAGCTCGGGCGGGAACGTCTGCGCGATGAGGTTTTTCCCCTCGCTTGTGATGTTGTCCCACACCACCTTACGGCCCTGCTTCAAGGTCGGCAGGCAATGCCAGTAGAGGCCGACGCGCTTGAACGCGTCTTTGCACGTCTGGGCAATCGCAGTGCGATCCTTGCCCCCGCGACGGTGCATGACCCACACGATGAATTTGCACCCGTTGTCACGGGCTTGCATGTAGGGGAGTTGGTATGCCCGCGGCGTCATGCCGCCGTCGATGTCGAGCGTGCGGGCGTCGTCATTCATTGCCGGCCGCCTCGATGTCGTCAACGTCGACAACGTCGTGAACGAGGGTCAGGTGGCGCTGCGGCGCGATGTGCTCGGGGATGGGGCTGCACAAGACGCCGGGGGTCGGCACGGCCGGCGATGCGAGGGTGACGACGTTCACGATGAGGCCGCCTGTGTCGCCCGAATTCTTGGCGGACATCATCATCAGATCGCGCACCATGCCGGCGTAAATCACGGGCTGTTTTTTCTTCAGCTCGCGGAAATACGCGGTCGGGTTGCCGTCGATGAAAAGCGATGTGTAAATCGCGTCGACGACGGTTCGCGACATGGTCGCAATCGAGTGCTTATTCGTCTGCCCAGGCTTGCGCCCGCCGCGTTTCTGCGGCGGGTCGAAGTCGTCCATTCGCGGGGCACCGGGTCGAAAAAAAACCCCCGACGCTTTCACGTCGAGGGTCGAGGCCTGGGCGGTCGAGGAAGGGAGGGAGGGAGGCGACCGGATTCCCAGGGGTTCGCAGTTTGAAGCGGGGGCTAGGCGCCCGGGTCGTTAGCCTTCCGGGACGAATTGCCGGGCACGGTTGCCCCCACGGGGCGCAATGTATACCCATGCGGGGGGCATGTGCAAGCGCGTGTCATTTCGTGTCACTTCGTCAGATAACGCCCATGTGAACGAGTCGCCTTTCGAGTTCGCGCAGCGAGCGATTCACCAGCACGTCGAGCGCGTGCCCCTTCGGCAACCTGGGCGAAAACATGACCTCGACGCCCATGCACTCGGCGCGGGCGGCGTGCTCGATGGCGAGGCGCATGTCGGGGGGCATGTGTTCGATTTCGTCGCTCAGGTGTTGCATGGTCAAGCGTTCGAGCTGATCCTCTGTCGCCTCGTCATCTA